AGCGGAGAACCCCGACGCTTACGCGGGCGTGCATAACTTCGACGGGGTGCTGGTGGTGTTCGACGAGGCCAGCGGTATTGACGACAGCATATGGGCGGTGACCAGCGGGTTCTTCACGGAAAACACGCCCAACCGTTTCTGGCTGGCGTTCAGCAACCCGCGCCGCAACACGGGGTACTTCTACGAGGCGTTCAACAGCAAGCGGGATTTTTGGAAAACCAAGGTGGTGGACGCGCGGACGGTCGAGGGCACGGACAAGCAGGTGTACGAACGAATCATCCAAGAGTACGGGCCGGAGTCGGCGCAGGCGCACGTCGAGGTGTACGGTATGTTCCCCAACGCGGGGGATGATCAGTTCATCGGCGCAGACATTGTGGATGAAGCGATGAAGCGGGAGAAGTACAAGGATTTGTCCGCCCCGATCATCATCGGCGTCGACCCGGCGCGGTTCGGCGCGGACGCTACGGTCATCGCCGTGCGGCAGGGGCGGGATATTGTCAACATATCGCGGTATCGGGGCGACGACACTATGACGGTGGTCGGGCACGTCATTGAGGCGATAGAGGAGTACAAGCCGACGCTGGTAGTGATCGACGAGGGCGGCCTGGGCGCGGGGATTGTCGATCGGCTCAAGGAGCAGCGGTACAAAATCAAAGGGGTCAATTTTGGCAACAAGGCCAAGAACCCCATCATGTACGGCAACATGAGGGCGCAGATGTGGGGCGAGATGAGGGAGTGGTTGAAATCTGCTAGTATTCCGAGCGACAGGTTCTTGAAGACGGACTTGATTTCGCCTATGATGAAGCCTGATTCACGTGGAACTATCTTCTTGGAGAGCAAGAAAGAAATGAAATCTCGCGGACTTGCATCGCCCGACGCAGCAGACGCTATATGCGTGACGTTCGCGTTTCCTGTGGCGCACCGCGAATATACTGAACCCGCCCGCCGGATAAACGCGCAGGGCAACAGCGTATCAACTTCATGGATGGGATCATGAAAAAAGTGTCTCTCAGTGTCGGACGTGGCGAAAAGCTGCCAACATCCAAAGGTGCGGGCTTGACGGCCAAGGGCCGCGAGAAGTACAACGCGGCGACAGGCTCCAACCTCAAAGCGCCAGCCCCCAACCCTAAGACCAAAGCAGACCAAGGCCGCAAGGATTCATTTTGTGCAAGAATGGGCGCTGTAGCGGCTAACGCCAAAGATGGCGAACGCGCCAAGGCGGCGCTCAAACGATGGAAATGTTGATATGGCAACCAAACCAGGACTATACGCAAACATTCACGCCAAGCAAGCCCGCATTGCGGCTGGCAGCAAAGAGAAAATGAACAAGGTCGGCAGCAAGGCAGCGCCGACGGCTAAAGACTTCAAAGATTCTGCCAAGACCGCGAAGAAAAAATAATGCCACTCGTCAAATCTAAAACACCCGAGGCTTTCCGTAAGAACGTGAAGGCCGAAGTTGCCGCCGGTAAGCCGGTGAAACAGGCAGTTGCGATTGCATATTCTGTCAAGCGCAACGCCCCACCACCCAAGGGTAAGAAATAATGGCTGATTACACCGGCATTGCCGCCGCTGGTGCGGTGGCCAACGGCGGCGGTCAGAAGGACACCACGGCCAACATCTTGGCGACTGCCCGCAGCCGTCTGGACATGGCCATTGGGGCGTTGTCTGAGTCCCGCGAGGATGAGATTGACGATCTGAAGTTCTACGCTGGCAGCCCGGACAATCACTGGCAATGGCCTGCCGATGTGCTGGCGACTCGCGGCGCGGTGCAAGGCCAGACGATCAACGCTCGCCCGTGCCTGACCATCAACAAACTACCGCAACACGTGCGGCAAGTGACCAATGACCAACGCCAAAACCGCCCAAGTGGCAAAGTTATTCCTGCCGACGACAAGGCCGACATTGCAGTCGCCGAAATCTTCAACGGCATGGTCAGGCACATTGAGTACATCTCCGACGCCGATGTCGCTTACGACACCGCCTGCGAGAACCAGGTCTCCTACGGGGAAGGCTACATCCGCATCCTGACGGAATACTGCGACGACGACACCTTTGACCAAGACATCAAGATTGGGCGCATCCGCAACAGTTTCAGCGTCTACATGGATCCGACAATCCAAGACCCGTGCGGGTCTGATGCCAAGTGGTGTTTCATCACTGAGGACATCACGAAGGCCGACTATGCGCGTATGTACCCTGACTCAGCGCCTATCACGACCTTGCAGTCGCTGGGCGTCGGTGACCAGAATCTGTCTCAATGGCTCAACGAAGATACGATCCGCATTGCGGACTACTACTACGTTGACTACGACCGCGAAACGCTGAATTTGTACCCAGGGAACATCACGGCGTTTGCTGGTACACCCGAAGACAAAATGATGAAGGCCCAGTTTGGCAAGCCGACCAAGTCACGCGAGTCTGACCGGTGCAGAATCAAATACTGCAAGATCAACGGGTACGAAATACTGGAAGAGCGCGAGTGGGCGGGCAAATACATCCCCGTTGTTCGCATTGTCGGCAACGAATTTGAGGTTGACGGGCGTCTGTATGTGTCTGGAATCGTTCGAAACGCCAAAGATGCCCAGCGGATGTACAACTATTGGGTCAGTCAAGAGGCCGAAATGCTGGCTTTGGCTCCAAAAGCGCCATTTATTGGCTACGGCGGTCAGTTTGAAGGTTACGAGACCCAATGGAAGACCGCAAATACGACCAATTGGCCGTATTTAGAAGTAAATCCTGACGTTACAGACGGTTCTGGCAGCATTCTGCCCCTACCACAGCGCGCCCAGCCGCCGATGGCGTCCAGCGGGCTGCTGCAAGCCAAGGCTGGCGCGTCCGAGGACATCAAATCGTCAACTGGCCAATACAACGCATCTTTGGGCATGAGTTCCAACGAACGCTCAGGAAAAGCAATTCTTGCGCGTCAGCGTGAGGGTGATGTTGGTACTTACCACTACGGCGACAACCTGGCGCGCGGCGTGCGGCACATCACTCGGCAATTAGTTGACCTGATCCCCAAGATTTACGACACCCAGCGGGTGGCGCGGATCATTGGCGAGGACGGTGAGACCGATATGGTCAAGATTGATCCAATGCAAGCCGAGCCGGTCAAGAAGATTGTCAACCAAGAAGGCATTGTGATCGACAAGATCTACAACCCGTCGGTTGGCAAGTACGACGTGGTGGTCACCACCGGCCCAGGTTACGCCACCAAGCGCCAAGAGGCGCTGGAAGCGATGGCGCAGTTGCTGCAAGGCAACCCTAATCTGTGGGCTGTGGCCGGTGATCTGTTTGTGAAGAACATGGATTGGCCGGGCGCTCAAGAGATGGCAAAACGCTTTGCAAAAACGATTGACCCCAAGCTGATGCAAGACGGCGATAAGCCGCCCGAATTGCAGCAAGCCGAGCAGCAGATCCAAGCGATGGGCCAAGAGATGGAGCAGATGCACCAGATGATCATCAATGCTGGCAAATCCATTGAGATGCAGGATATGCACCGCAAGGACTTTGAAGCGCAAGTGAAGGCGTACCAGGCTGAGACTCAGCGGATTGCTGCGGTGCAAGCTGGTATGACGTTTGAACAGATTCAAGACGTTGTGCTGGGAACCGTGCATGGCATGATCACTTCTGGCGACCTAGTCAACGAAATGCCTGGGCGCGACATGGATACCGGCCCTGAGATGCCAATGGAAAGCATGGAACAACAACCGATGGGAATGCCCCAATGATGTACAAAGCCGCCGATTTCGTAGGAATGCTATTCCTTGCCCGTGATGTGGCGCACAGCGTCCATCTGAACACGCGCAGCTACTCCAAGCACGTTGCGTTGAACACCTTTTACGATAGCATCATTGACCACGCGGATGCGTTTGCCGAAGCCTACCAAGGCAGGCATGGGCTAATGGGGCCGATCACGCTGCACTCAGCTACCAAGACGGCCAACATCATTGATTTTCTGCAAGGTCAACTAGATGACATTGAGAAATGCCGGTACGAGGTGGTAGACAAGTCAGATTCCTCGCTTCAGCAGTTGATTGACAATATCGTCGAACTGTATCTATCAACCCTGTATAAACTACGCTTTTTGGCATAAGGAAACATCATGGCAAACTATATGCAAATGGCTGCGACCAAGCAAGTCAAGGTCGGCGCTGGAAAACTCTATGGAATCTTTGTGTCGGCGTCCAGCAGCGGTACGCTCACCATTTATGACTCGCAAGCCTCCAGCACCAGCGATCCGAAAATTTCGGACACTTTTAGCGTGTCGGCCGCAACCACATATCTGAACATTCCTGCGGGATTGTTCTTCAACAAGGGGCTGTATATTGTTTTGGCCGGTACATCAGCCGCATTTACAGTCGCATACGAATAACCCAAAAAACGTACTGGTGCGTTCACCAGGGATTCTATGGAATCAAAAATGTCAGAAGAAAACCTAGCGGTAGTTGACCCCGCGCCGGAACAGGTTGCAACGGCTGCACCTGAGACCGAAGTTAATGCGCCGGAAGTAGCTGAAGAACAGCAATCTAAAACTTTCACACAGGAAGAATTGGACGCTGCAATCGGCAAACGCCTTGCAAGAGAGCAAAGGAAGTGGGAACGGGAACAAGCGCAACGTGTTGC